ATTTTTGGGTATAAAAATAGCGCATACCTTTAGGCATACGCTGATTTGTATTAAATTGTGATATAACTAAACCGCCTCGATTCATTGAGACGGTTATTCTTCGACGATTTCAAATTCACCTTTATAAAAAATACCGTCGTTTTCTGCTTCTGTCATAATTCGATAGGCATCGCCTTCTACAGATATTACATCATAAACTTTATCTTTGAGTAAGACTACTTTATATTTATCTCCGATATATTTTACTTTCATTTTTTAGACCACCCCTTAATATATATTTCCTTTATGCCAATCGTTTCTTCTTCAAACCAATGTACATTTGCTTTTCTTGTTTCTCCGCTTTCATTAGCAACATTAGTATACCCTTTTGCATGAAACCAATTTTCTGCTTTACCGCCATAATTATTTACAAGGTGTTCTTTAACCCTTAATTCCTTATCAGATCCCTTTCCTGCAAATACTTCATATTTATCAAAAGTAGGATTCTTAATAATTGATTTTGAACCGTCCGGTAACATAATTTCATATGTACCCTCTATTGAACGCATTGCAATAACTTTGCCGCTTGAAGTTGTACGATATGTTATTCCATAATTTATTATACCATTTCCGCTTGAATTGTCAACTGTGATACCCGCCTTTTCTCTATTTTTTTCGTCCAGCTCCGTTTTCCAATTATCATTCATTTCGTCTATAGCCTGCTGTTGTAATCTTTTTCTCTCGTCAAGAGAAAGCCCCAGAATTTCTTGTGAAACAACGCCTCTGTGAATGCAGTGGCAGCTTATTGATTCCTCAGGCGGAAGAACGGGATCGCGCGGAAAATCTGCGAGATACGTTACCCCGTTATAACCTTTAAGTATAAAATTTTTATCTTTACGTACTATCTGACCGCTTATTGCTTCATGATTTGCCCTCGGTTCGTTTCTGTAACTTCCGGTATGCACCCATTCTTTAAATTCTGCCGCAGGACACTGCTGTATAGATTCTTCCTTTGCCACACTATGAGCGCGCAGCATTTCTGTAATAGCCGCGCGCCTTGCCTTATAATATTCGTCCCTGACGCCGTTTGTCATTATATCCTCGGTCAAATCGGCGACGCTTTTACCATTTTTTAAAGCGTTTGACAACACCCTTTCTATTTCTTCGTGGGAAGAAAGCTTCATAATGTCAGAAAGCTCGCCGCTCCACTGCGCTATCCAACCAGAAGTTTTATCGGATATCTGCTCAACTACAAGTTCTGAATCCATAGCAGACATATAGACATTGGCCAGCTCCGGTATACACTCCGACAATTTTCCGAAAAATAACGGATGAAGTTTTTTGCCGATATTATCCGTACTTTTAAAACCTTGCCACTCGCCCTCAATTAAATCTTCAAGACCGACGCCGTTTCTCTCCGCTTCCTTTAACAGTTCTTCAACGTTAAAAGACTGCTCCTGAAATATCTCAGCGAGCTTTTCTTCCAGTTCCTCTATGTTCTTCACGGTTTTTTCGGGTAGTGCAAAACCCGCTTTTTTTAAAGAATCGGCTAACGTATCATCTTCTTTCTTTATGTAGGCGTCAATTGATTTTATGAGCGCCTGACACTCGCAAAACATAAAATCAGCCTCCTTTACTATATTTTAGGAGCAGAGATCGCACCGATTTCATAATTGCGATTATCTCATCTTCTTTATTATTCTCGGCTTTTGCAATCTGAGCGTTTAAGCCTGAAATATGTTTCTGATAAGCAAGCGGAATATTTCCCCATTCGCCTTCGTAATCATCGCTTACTTCGCCTAACGATTTAAACGCTATTTCCTTAGCCTTATTTGGCGGTAGACCGCCTGCATTACTGCAAACATTAAGAATTTTATACAAATCGTCGGGATTGGTTATATCCGGCTCCTTAAAATATACTTCAACGTTTTCAAAGCCGTAGTCGTTAAGCAGTTTATTATTTATTATCCACGCCAGCGACTGCCGTTCCGTTTGAAACACCTGTTTTTCAGTAACTTCCATGGCTGTCTGTGCAGTTGAACGATTAAAGTCCGTTGTGTACCCTACATACAGATCGGGGAGCCGAAATGACGATTGCACTTTTTTACGATTATTATCGAGATAGTCTTGAAATAATTCATCGTGCTGGAGAATATCCGCAAGACTTTTCAGTTCGATCTCCGGCTGCTTTGCGTCGCTTATGGCCGAACTGTTTTCATTGCTTTCAGATTCAAGCAACAGAAAACTATGCTGCCCTGATTCCCCTTTTATGTCATTCATATATGTCTGAAGCTTGTCGAAACTTTCGTCAGTAAGAGTACCGCCCTTGATAATTACCGCCATAGGCGTATGCCTACCGTTTTCAAAATAATTATTGTTAAGATTCTCCGCCTTGCGGCTTCCGTCTATGCCGAGGCTCTGCCCCATCCAACGAACTTGACCGTAAGGTTTCGAACCAAGCTTGAATTCAAGTATTTCATTTGCCTGCTTTTCCACAGGAATATTTTTTACATATTCTCCGGTATTCTTATCCATTATGCGCTTATCGCCGAACTCCTTGAAATATACAAGCTTACCGTTTTTAGATTGCTTATATTTGCGAAATTGTTTTCTTCGGCTTATCGTTTTTCCTTGAAATTTATATTCAGTTTCTACGTAATCGCCTAAAGGCTTTGTTTTTTCAACACTTGCAACGTCCTCTATGAATTCTATCTGATTGACCTCTCCCGCCGCGTTTCTCAAAACTTCAAGATATGCTATACCGTAAGTTTCACGCGCGACGATGATGTTTTCAAAAATCTCCTTTGTATCGCAATCAAGATTCAGCAGCTCCACAACGTCGGAAAGCTTTTTCAGCTCTCCCTCAAGTTTTTTAGTATCGGTTTTATCTTCTTTATATCTGACAGAAATACCGAATCCCGCTATATTGGACTTATATGCGCTTATACACTGCGGTAAAATCGAAGAATGTTCAACCATACTTTCCAAGCCTATAAGAGGTATGGAAGGCGCAAGCCAATCGGTGTATGATTTTTCCTCGTTGCCAAGATTACAAGGACGGTCGGATTTATATATATTTCCCCGAGCCGCTTTAATGATTTTAGCAGATACCTTACTATTTTTCTTGCTCAAGTCTTGCGTCTCCTTTCTTTCTTAAATCTAACAGGAAGGCAGCATAATAAAATACAATCCGCTTCATCCGGTGAATGGCCTCCTCTTTTTTTGATAGCGTCCTTACTCTCCACTCTCTGCCTGGAATCATCAGTCATCGAATATTTTCTTCCTGAAAGCTGTGCGATTAGATCGTCGTCGTCCGGTAAAATCAATTCCACCGGCTTAGGCTTTCCGTTCTCATCGTGCGGAGAAAGAAGGCTTCTGACCACGCCCATCATATATGTGGTAGAATCATAATAATACGCATGCCTTATTCTCTCTCCGAATTTAATCGGAAATATTTCAAGCCGTTCAAATCTTTGAGGATAGTTTCGCTTAAGCTGCCTTAATCTGTCTACTACCCCGCCGCCTACTCCGCCGTCGTCAATCTTAACGGCAATCGGGCGGCTGTATTTAGGATATTTTTTCAGCAGTCCTTCATAGCATTCTACGATATCGTCAGCAGTTTTCATGGTATCTTGCCCGTGACGTTTGCAATAAATTTCAGCTTTTTCATTTACCTTAGTTCCTATAACCGTTTTATCATCTCCGAATCTTGCTACATCAACGCCGATATGGATAAGATCGACTACCTCCGGATTTTCCCATTCCGTCATAACAGAAGCTAATATAAGCTCCATAGGAATAAACACATCGTCCTCTTGCTTTGGAAATTCTCCGTCCACACGTACTCGAACAAAATTTGAATCCTTACCGTATTTATTCTCAAGAGATTTTATGTTATCTTTATTCGTCCGCAAGCTGTCCCGAGAACTTACTCTGTGACATTTATAAAGAGCTCTATCACAAGTATGAGAGTCGTAAAACGTACCGGATGTCCTTGTAGGATTCCCGCACATAAGAAGCTTATTGTTGGAGCCGGAAAGCGTTCCTAAAATCGCTTCCATTATTAAATCGGCAACGCCTGACGCCTCATCAACTATAAACAGCATATTGTCTTCATGAAACCCCTGCATATTTTCAGGCTTTGTCGCCGTTCTTGCAGTTGCAAACCATCTTTCTTCATAACCGACCATTGATACCTTAGTTTTCGTCCATTTTAAAACAGCCTTCAAAAGCGGGCTGTTGGACTGCCACTTAGACACCTCCGCCCAAAGGACATCGTTAAGCTGCTGTTTCGTTGGAGCGGTTGCAACTACTCTCGAATACGGAAAGCAGGAAAGAAACCACAAGCACAGAACAGCCTCGCAACCGGTTTTACCAACGCCCTGACCTGAGCGCACCGTTACCCTCGGACTTTCAGCTATATCCGCAAACACATCTTTCTGCCACTTGTCGCATTCGAATTTGCAGACCTCGTATGCGAACAATTCGGGATCTTTTCGATATTGCGGGATTTTTTCCCTGAAAATCTTTAAAAGCCTACTATCCATTTTTTTCATCTCCGAGAATTGCGCCAATCCACGCTTCCGCCATGCTTTCGCCTACGGAATCTTCCTTACGCTCGCTGAACATCCCCAAATGCTTTCCTAAAAGCTCAAGAGCCTTGATTTTTTCTTTACCTGAAATATCGGTATCTGCAAGAGCAATCTTTTCCAGTTCTTTTAAAACTGTGTCGGCATTGATTCCAGTCCGCTGAGACTGTTCTTTTCTTAGTTCGTTTATATAATTCAAAACGTTATTTTTCGTAATAAGTTGACGGCCTATTTCAGGATTTTT